CTCGTTAGAGGGGCACCGGTGCTGTGGATGCATCCGACGCAGAGTCGGAATACCATCCATTCCCGGGGGGACCCGGACACCCGCGTTGCGATACGCGTCTGGACAGAGAAGGCAACTACAGTGTAGCTACCTTCAAGTCCAAACCATCATCCATCCCATATGGAGGACCCATGTCCGGTGTTTACACACAGTCTCGTGCGTTGGATTTTAATCCAACGTGGGAGCTGTGGCAGAGTGATAGCGCGGGTGACCGCTATGCTATCTCTACTCCCACACGTGTGATACCGGGTGTACAGACAACCACCTCATTCCGAAGTGGCGTGTTGGGCGATCTTCTGGAGTCGGAATCCCCTGACAAGCGTATCTACGCCTCAGGTCATTCCCAAGCTCCCACCTACAATGGTGAGAGTGACACTGGACACGGCTTTTACAGCCGTAAGCAGTGGTACCAGATTTCATCGCACCCGAACTTCCGTTATGACAGCTCCTACGGGTTGATTCCCGGTTACGAGCGTCATTTTCGGGGTCCGTTGATTGCCGACCTGTCTCCGTGGGGTAGCGATTGCTACCCAACGGTCGAACGCCTTAGCGGCGTTAGTGCGACTGCAGAAATGCAGACGCTCTATCACAAGGCAATCCCAACACAGTCTGAGGCAGGCGCATCGACTGCTCTCGCAGAACTCCTCGGTGAGGGTTTCACTTCCCTCATTCCTTCTCTCAAGGACCCGCGCTCCTATAAGTCTGCTCTTCAAGAGCAGAGGCATAGGGCGCGAAAGCCTAATCGAGAGTTGGACCCAGACGGTGACCTAAGTCACCACACGGGCTCAGTTGCAGATCTCCTCAAACCGGCTGACGTCGGTAAGGCTGATCTGTATACTGAATTCGGAGTTCTTCCGATCATCAGCGATGCCCAGAAGGTGGTCCGCTCACTGAAGAAGGCTAACGCCATCATCAGACAATACGAGCGGGACAGCGGACGAAGAGTCCGTCGTCGAGTCCACCTACCTGCCAAGGCGGAGACAACCGAAGTTTCGATCGATGGACCTTATTCTCCCAACATGGGAGAGTCCTTGACGAACTACGGTCTTATCCGCAAGGGACCGGTCACTCTCACGTCTTATCGACGTGAAGAGTGGTGGTTCTCTGGAGCGTTTACCTACTACGTGGAGACCCGTCCGGGTCTTCTGAACGAGTTGGAACGCTTCGAGCAACTTGGTAACAAGCTGCTCGGCACGAGGCTTACGCCTGACGTGCTCTGGAACCTGGCCCCTTGGTCCTGGCTCGTCGACTGGTTCACTACGATCGGAGCTTCGCTCTCAAACGTAGTGGCTTTCCAGAACGACGGGCTTGTCATGCCGTACGGTTACGCGATGCGCAGAGTGCGCATCTCGACCGTGGCAGCCACCACACTCTCATACCGGAACAATCCTGAAAAGGAGTTCCTAACCTTCCGAAACACCTTTATGGTGGATCAGAAGGAGAGAGTGCAGGCGACACCATATGGGTTTGGCCTCGATCTAGGGTCTCTCAACCCTAGACAGTGGGCTATCCTCGCGTCGCTCGGTCTTACTCGAGCGCCGCAGCGTCTCTGACGCACCGTTCCGCCGTAAAGGCGGTGGGACGTAGTCAGGTGCTTTAGCACCCAACCTGAGAGGATGCTGCCTTGGCTTACGCCGACCCGCAGTCCGTTACTGTTTCTGGTACCGCTAAGTCCCTGCCCCGTACGGGGTCGGGCTCGTCTTCCGGTGTGTTCAACACGCCGGAGGGAGACCTGGTTCTCAGTGTCTCCCACCAGACGGGTAAGCGGTACCGCCGCACTGTTCGACTCACGTCGAACAAGGTCGTTCCCGATGCACTTCAGCCGAATGTCAACACACCTGTGTCGGCATCCGTCTTCATCGTCGCTGATGTTCCCAAGCTTGGGTTCACCATCGCCGAGCAGACCGCCCTCGTGGCGGCTCTGACGAAGTACCTCTCGGATACGACCAACGCGAACACGGTTCGCCTCCTCGGAGGCGAGTCGTAACGTGCAGATTCCGGTCGAACTTCTGACCTTTGTCTGCGCAACGGGCACGCTGGCTTACCTCCTCCTTCGGAGGCCCGGTAAGCAAGGCCGTCACTGACGGCCTGTCTGCAGCCTAGGCTGAGGATCCGAATACCCCTCAATCAGAGAGGATCCGGTGAAAAGCCTGATCGCATTCGCAAAGGTGCTCATCAGCGAAGCTGGTGAGCGATGCGGGATCAGCACCGTCCGTGACGTCAAAACCGTCACGGATCGCGTTGAACACGAAGGGATCTCGTTTTTGACGATTTCCCTACCCAACTTCTGTGCGGACCTCCAAAGGGCCCTAGCAGAAGAACGGGTAACTCACGACATGTTCCTGGGTTTCCAGAGACATGCAGGTCTCCCTCGATTTCTCGGAGGTTTCCTTGAGCTCGTGTTTGACCGAAGAAGCGGTCTACTCCTCAACCATCCATCAGAAGAGGCTATTCGAGTCGTCCGCCAGATTACTCTGGCATTCGGCAAGATGCACCTCGACTGCACGGATGCTCGTGTCGCGAAAGCGATACGAGGTTACGTTGAGTGTGAGCAGGACGTACGCCGGGCCGACATTGACTTCCCATCCTACAAGGATGAGTTCGTTCGTGTCGGCACGCTGCTTTGTGGTACCTTGTTTTCCCAGCTCGACCTCGCGGTTGAGTTGGGGACCTTGGTCCCTAAGCATGGGTCCGGTTTCACCGCCGATCGTCTGCTTGGCAACGCCAAGTATGACAATCGCGAGTGGACGGAGCGTTTGGACAAGATCTTTCCAGTGATGGATTGGCTTGTCCCGACGTACAAGCACCTTGAGGTGCTTGACCGCGTTACGGTCCTCGAACCTGGGGAGGAGCGGCCCGTTAGGGTCACTACCGTCCCCAAGACGCTCAAGACACCGAGAATCATTGCCATGGAACCTACGTGCATGATGTATGCACAGCAGGCAATTCATGAGCGGATTCTCGAGCTTCTCCCGAGGGATGAGATCCTCGGGCAGCTGATGGATTACTCGACACAAGTTCCTAACCAGGAACTTGCGAGGAAGGGGTCCAGAGATGGCTCCCTTGCAACGCTCGATTTGAGCGCTGCATCCGATCGTGTCTCGAATCAGCATGTACGGGCTCTTACTGCAGCCTGGCCTGCGCTTGCGCAGGCCGTGGATGCAGCAAGGTCCCGGAAGGCTGATGTCCGTGGCCATGGCGTTTTACGCCTAGCCAAGTTCGCGTCCATGGGTTCAGCCCTCTGCTTCCCATTTGAAGCGATGGTCTTTACGACCATCGTCTTCCTCGGGATTCAGGATGAGCTGGGTAGACCACTCACCAGGAAGGATATCAAATCCTTCCATGGTAAGGTGCGCGTGTATGGGGACGACATCATTGTCCCCACACACTTGGTCACAAGTGTGATGAAGCGACTATCATCTTTTGGGATGGTAGTCAACACCGCGAAATCCTACGGAACCGGGAGGTTCCGGGAAAGCTGCGGAGCGGACTTCTTCAACGGACACGACGTTTCTGTCGTGCGAGTCAAGGAGAAGTTCCCAACATCACGCGAGCACGTAGACGAGTTGGTGTCTACTGTGGCATTGCGTAACCACTTGTGGGAGCGCGGATGGTACAGTAGTGCTGAGTACCTTGACAAGATACTCGGTAAGGTACTACCGGTTTACCCGGTCGTACCCCGACACTCGTCTGCATTGGGCCGTTGGTCTTTCGACCCCGTCAGGGTCGGTAAGATGTGTGAAGAGCTGCAGGTGCCCCTTCTCAGGGCTGCCTATCCAGTCTTCACTCCACCAACCTCTAAGGTTAGTGGCTACGGCTCTCTGCTCAAGTTCTTCTTGAACCGTGGGATTGAACCCCCCGCGGACAAGAAGCATCTTGAACGAGCTGGACGTGCCGATGCGTCACGCATCAACATCGGCTGGGTCTCTGCTATCTAATAGCAGAGAGAGGAATACCAAACCTCGC